TGGCGGCGCACGGCATCGGTGCACCTGACCAACGGTGACAGCGTGGGCGTGGTCGAAACGTGGTCCCCGCCTGACGCCTTTGACGGCGTGACGGTGCAAGACCTGCTGCGCGTGCAGCGGGCCATTGATGAACGTGCTCAGGCTGGCGACGGCGCGCGCTACTCCGACCAGGCGGGCGACGATTGGGCGGGCGTTCTGGTGGCCGAGGTGCTGGCCCTGCCCGTCGAGACGAAGGCCGAGCGCAAGCGGATCAAGCAAATGATCGAGGCATGGATCAAGTCTGGCGCGCTGGTGAAGGGCGAGAAACTCGGCCCGATCCGCAAGCCTGTTCCAACCGTGGAGGTGGGCGAATGGGCAACCGAATGATGTGCGTCACCACCCCGAAATCAGGGGTGACGCAGGGTGACGCAAACACCCTCATAAACAGGTGCGTCACCACCACCACCCCCTACGGGGGCGGGGGTGGTGGTGATGCTGCGTCACCTGTTCGGCGCGAGGTGGTGCGCAGACTGGTCCCAATGCCCGGCTTTCTGTGCAGGCGTGTAACCGACCGCCCAACTGTTCCGTTCTCTCTCCGAAAAAAGTTCCGGGGGGCGAGCTGATGGCAAGAGCATCGAAAGAGGCATCGGCCGCTCTGCGCTTTCTGTCGCGGCTCACGGTTCCCGAGGGGCGCACGGCCGGGAAGCGGTTGAAGCTGGCGAGCTATCAGAAAGACTTTGTGCGCGGGGCCTTCGCCAAGGGCACGGCCGTGGGGCTGTTGTCGATCGGTCGCGGCAACGCGAAAACGGCGCTTTCGTCGGGCCTGTCGCTTGGCCACCTGATGGGCGAGATCGCACCGCAGCCCAAACGGGAAATCATCTTCGCGGCCCGGAACCGGGATCAAGCCAAGATCGCCTTTGGCTTTCTGGTCGGGTTCATCGAGGGGCTGCCCGAGGAAGAACAGGAACAATTCACGATCCGGCGCGGCTCCAAGCTGGAGGTGGAGACGGCCGAGAATGGCGGCGGGCTGGCGCGCGTGATCGCGGCGGACGGCAAGTCGATCCTGGGCGGCGCGCCGACGCTGGCAATCCTTGATGAACGGGCGGCATGGGAAAAGGAAAAGGGCGACAATCTCGAAAACGCAATCCTGTCGGGGCTGGGCAAGCGTGACGGCCGGGCCCTGGTTATCTCGACCAGTGCGCCGGATGATGCGAACACCTTTTCGCGCTGGCTGGATGAACCGCCACCCGGCACGTATGTGCAGGAACACCGGCCCGAGCCGGGCTTGCCGCCTGACGATCTGGAAAGCCTGCTGATCGCCAATCCTGGCGCGCGGCAGAATATCGGCTCGACCCCGGAATGGCTGCAAGCGCAGGCGCGGCGGGCAATGGCGCGCGGCGGTTCGGCGCTGTCGAGCTTTCGCAATCTCAACCGCAATGAGCGCGTGGCGTCGGACGATAGGTCGGTGCTGGTGACAACCGACGAATGGCTGGCAGCCGAGGTTGCGCCCGATGCGCTGCCCGAACGGGCCGGGCCTGTCGTTCTGGGCGTCGATCTGGGCGGTTCGCGCAGCATGTCGGCGGCGGCGCTGTTCTGGCCTGAGACGGCGCGGCTTGAATGCGTGGCGGCCTTTCCGACGAAACCGGGCCTTGCGGATCGTGGCGCGGCGGACGGCGTGTCGGGCCGCTATGTCGAAATGAGCGACCGGGGCGAGCTGGTGACAATGGGCGACACGACCGTGCCCGTTGACCGCTTCCTTGCGGACGTTGTGGCGCTTCTGGACGGGCAGGCACCGGCCGCAATCGTGGGCGACCGTTTCCGCCATGCCGAGTTTGTCGAGGCGCTGCGCGGGGCCGGGCTGGAGCGTGCGCCTTGCGTCTGGCGCGGCATGGGCTGGCGCGACGGCTCCGAGGATGTGGAGCGGTTCCGGCGGGCGCTGTTCGAGGGCAAGGTGCGCACCCTGCCGTCGCTGCTGCTGCGTTCCGCCTTCGCGGACGCAATCACAATCGTTGACCCGGCAGGCAATCACAAACTGGCAAAGGGCCGCTCGACCGGCCGGATCGACGCGGCGGCGGCAACCGTCCTGGCCGTGGCGCAGGGCGTTCGGATGACCGGCGCACCGAAAAGCAAAGGAGGGCGGATCGTATGGACCTGACCGCAAGAGCAAGCCGGATCATCGCGGCGCAAGGGCGCGCGGTGATGCTGAAACGGGAGGAACCGGGCGAGCCTGACGGCTTCGGCGGCACGTTGCCCGGCACGGTGACGGACTATCCCGCGACGGCCGCAACGGCGCGCTATGGCGAGGAGCTGGCCGCAATCGCGGGCGGGCTGTTCGAGGTGGGCGACCTGCGCCTGTTCATGGCGGTGGACGTGGCGGTGACACCGCAACCCGATGACCGCGTGACGGCCGAGGGCGAGGATTACCGCGTGGTGCGCGTCTCGCCTGTCGGGACGGCGGGCACGGCTCACTATTACGACATGCAGGTGCGGCGTGACCCGGCGGTATAGCAGGCATATCACGCGCGGCCCGCGTTGGCGGGCGTTGCGGCTGGAGGCGCTGCGCCGCGACGGCTGGGCTTGCGTCCAGTGCGGCGGGCGGCACCGGCTGGAAATCGACCATATCGAGGCGGTGCGCACCGCGCCCGAACGCGCCTTCGACCTGACCAATCTGCAAACGCTCTGCGCGTCCTGTCACACGCGCAAGACCCGAATTGAGTGCGGGCGTCCCGTTCTCAGTCCCGAGCGCCAGCAATGGCGCGACCTGCTGACCATGCAGGGCAACCTTTCGAGCACAGGAGATCAAAATGCTTGAATCGAAGAAACTGGAGCTTCGCCGCTCCGAAATCCGGCAAGAGCTGGCAACGCTGGCAGCCAAGCCGGAACCGACCGAGGATGAAATGCGCAGCATGGAATCGCTCGACAAGGAATATCGCACGGCCGAAACCCGCTATCGGGCGGCGCTTGTGGCCGAGGATGAAGAACGGCGCGAGGCCGGGGGCGAGCTGGAAACCCGCGACGGCCGGGAATGGGCCGAAATGCTTGGCCGCTTCGAGGTGCGCCAAGTCGCGGCGGCGCTCGACCACGGGCACCAGATCGACGGCGAGACGGCCGAGATCGTGCAAGAGCTGCGCAGCCAAGGGGCCTATCAGGGCATCCCGGTGCCGTGGCAGGCGCTGGAGCAACGCGCGGGCGAAACCGTCGCCAGCGGCACCCCGGACCCGATGCAGACCCGGCCGATCATCGACCGGCTGTTCCCGCAATCGGTCGCGGGCCGCATGGGCGGGCAGATGGTCAATGTCGGGCAAGGCGAGCTGGAATATCCCGTCGCCACGTCCGGCGCATCGGTGGGCTGGCAGGCGTCCGAGACGGGCGACGTGGCAAGCCCGAGCGCCTACGCCACGACCGACAAGCCGCTGGCACCGGATCACACGCTGGGCGTCCAGATGAAGATCACCCGCAAGACCCTGAAACAGTCGGGTGCGGCTCTGGAGCAAGCGGTGCGCCGCGACATGAACGGCGCGATTGCGCAGGAAATGGACCGGGCGGCGTTCCTGGGCGCGGGTTCGAGCGGCGAGCCGCTGGGCGTGATCGCGGGCGCTTCGACCTACGGCATCACGGAAACGGCCGTTGATGCGGCTGCAAGCTGGGCGGCGTTCCGGTCGGCGGTGGTGCGTTTCATCAACGGCAACGCCGCAACCGGCCCGCGCTCTGTCAACGCTCTGATCCGCCCGGAAGTCTGGGATTATCTCGACGGCATCCTTGTCGGGGATGGCGGGTTCAAATTCGAGTTTGACCGGCTTGCCGAAAACCTGGGCGCGGTGGTGATGACCGCAAACGGGCTTGAAGCACCGACCGGCAGCCCGGCGGCGTCCAACGCGCTGCTGACCACGAACGCGGGCGGCGTCTCGCCTTTCTTCGTGGCGACGTGGGGCGCGGTCGATCTGATCCGCGACCCCTACACCGACGCGGCGTCCGGTGGCCTGCGCCTCACGGCGCTTGCGACGATGGACATCACGGTTGCGCGGGCCGCGCAGCTCGAAGTCCTGACGGGCGTCCAGTGATGCTCTGGGGCGGTGTAGCAGGCGGCGGGCTGGAGCTGCGCCGCCTCGATGGGGGCCGCGTTCGCGTTGCGGGCGCGTTCCCCTACGGTTCGCCTGCCGAGCTGGGCCGGGGGCGTGTGGAGGTCATCGCTTCCCGCGCCTTCGCGGCCCGGCTGGAGGCTGGCGAGGATATTCACCTTCTGAGCGGGCACGACTTCGAGAAACCGCTTGCCAGCCGCGCGGCGGGCACGCTGGAGCTGCGCGACAATGACGACGCGTTGAGCTTCGAGGCAACAATCGCGCCCGAGACGACATGGGCGCGCGACTTCCTGGCGGCGCATGACGCGGGGCTGATCCGGGGGCTTTCACCCGGCTTTCGCATCTCGCCCGATGGCGAGCGGATCGAAGCGCGGTCGGGCGTTGTGCGGCGCACGATCACGGCGGCGGACCTGTTCGAGTTGAGCGCGGTCACGCGGCCCGCCTATGACGGCGCGCAGATCGAGGCGCGGAATTGGAACGCGACCGAGGCGGCACCCGATGACGGGCTACGCCGGGCGCTCTATCGCTGGAGGGCATGATGGAGATTCTGCAACGCGACGAGGCCGTGCCCGCGTCCTATCCGGCGATTCCGTCCGGGCTTTCAACGGCGGCAATGATGCTCAATGAGTCGGCGCTCTGGGCGCGGATCGAGGCGCACACGGCGCACCGCTTCACAACGCGCGAGGTGGTCTGGACGGTGGAAGGGCCGGGCGAGTTCAAGCCCGATCTGCAACCCGCCACGATCACGGCGCGCGAGGTCTGGGACGGCGTGGCATGGATCACGGCGAGCCTGTCGGACGGGCCGCTGGGCGGCGTTCTGCTGGCCGGTGAAGGGCCTTACCGCTTCACGGCGGACGTGGGCGGGGGCGACGTGCCCGCGCCCGTCTACGAGGCTTACAGGCGCTTGGCCGAGTATCTGGCCGAGCATGGCAACCCGGCGGGCGCGTCCAGCTACAGCTACCGGCTGGGCGACGTGGAGGAAACGACACAACGCAGCCCGGCGCATGTCGCGCGGGCGCTGCAAAACTCAGGCGCGGCCGATCTGCTGCGCCGCTACCGGAGGGCCTGACAATGGGGATTCTCGACATATTCAAGCGCAAGGCACCGGAAACGCGGGCGAGCGCGTCCGGCTTCACGGCCGAAATCATGTCGGCACGGGAAAGCTATATCAGCGGGCGGCGCGGGCTGGCCGAGCTGACCGCGACGGCGCAGACATGCGTTTCCCTATGGGAAGGCGCGATGACGCTGGCCGATATCAACGGAACCGACCTGATCGGGCGGCGCGTGCTGGCGATGGCCGGGCGCAGCCTGGCGCTGCGCGGTGAAGCGGTGTTCCTGATACGCGACGACCGGCTTGTGCCCGCGTCGGACTGGGATTTGTCCACCCGCGACGGCGAGCCGCGGGCCTATCGGCTGAGCGTGTCGGAAGCGGGCGGCGGGCGCACGCAAACCGCCCTGGCGGGCGAGGTGCTGCATATCCGCATCGGATCTGATCCGGTCGCGCCCTGGCTGGGCGTGGCACCGCTCAAACGGGCGCAGCTCACGGCCGGGATGCTGCACGCGGTCGAGACGGCGCTTTCCGAGGCATACGAAAACATGCCGCTGGGTTCGCAGATCGTGCCTTTCCCCGAAACCGAAGATACCGACCTGTCGAAGCTGGCGCGGGGCTTCAAGGGCGCGCGCGGCAAGCTGCTGTTGCGGGAATCGGTGCAGGTGACGGCGGCGGGCGGGCCTGCCCCTGCGCAGGACTGGCGGCCGAGCGACGTAACCCCAGACCTGAGCCGGGCCATGACGCGGGAGACGCTCACAGCGGCGCGGGATAGCGTGTGCGGGGCGTTCGGCGTCCTGCCGGGCTTGCTCTACAACGCGACCACGGGGCCGCTTGTGCGCGAAGCACAGCGCCACCTTGCGCAATACACGCTCCAGCCGGTCGCGGCGCTCTTGGCCGAGGAAGCAACGGAAAAGCTGGGCCAGCCGGTCGCGGTGGACGTGATGCAGCCGCTCCAAGCCTATGACGCGGGCGGACGTGCCCGAGCAGCGGCCGGGATCGTGCAGGCGTTGGCACAGGCGAAAGAGGCGGGCGTTGATGCTGACACGGCGATGAAGCTGGTGGGCTGGTCGGATGACTGAGATCAAGGGAATGACGAT